TAGAAATGATGAATAAAAAATTTGGTAAAGACACTGTTAAAACTGCAGATGAAGTTGAGTTAACAAATGATATGGTTCTTGCAAAAGAAACAAGAAGAGCTTTAGAGGAATTAAAAGACATTAAAGCGATAACCGTAGAAGCTCGGTACAACAAAGCTACGGGCGAGCAGACCAGCAACTTATATACGTTAATGACAGTTCCAGCGTTCACATACGAACCACCCCAGACCAAATATGAGCTAGAGGGCAGTTCGTCAAAGAGCCACAAACTAAAGTCAATTAACCAAAGTAAGTTTGCCGAACAATATTCGGCGCTAGTAGAAGCTTTCTACAAGCCAGCTACTAAAACCGAGATTGGTGGGTTCAATAAATGCGCAAAGCAATTACACGAAGCGGGAGCGACTTATGATGACATACTTGCAAGAGTTTTGATTTATAAATCCAAATGGTCTAATATGACTATTACGCCTTATGCAATTGTTAAGCATTGGTCGGCGTTAGGAATTTTACAAGAGGAGCAAGTACCAAAGGAAGCGCCAATGTGCACTCCCGAAAAACATTTACAGATAATTAAATTCGATAATGGATTTACTTTTTGTAATCGTTGCAGTACAGAATATCCAGAAAAAAATCCTTATGTACCAAGCTAAATAGAATTGGGGTAAACGAGAAATAGAGCCGTAAGAGAGCTACGGACGTGGTGCCTTTCCGAAGTATTAACTTCTAGAAGCTTCGCCATAGTTGAACATCTCAATCCCCAAATTCATATCCAAAGTTTTTTAAAACCTCAACACAAACATTTTCAATTTCGTCCAACTCAAAACTTACAATGCCCTTAGTAGAACCGTCAGGCATAGACACTTGTATAAATGGTTTAGACATACCGCCAAACGCACTATGGGAAACATCAGATTGCGTTTTACTTTTGTAAAAGATTTTAGAAAGTGGTTCAACTTGTTTACCAGCTTTCACTTCAACTCTTAAACCAGTAGCCCAATTTTCCTCGTGTGCGTCTGCACCGTGAAAACGATTATCAGGAATACCTAACTTCTTACGAGCAAGATTCTGCTTACGCCTACCTTTAGCCCGATTACGCCTATTGATACAAGTACGGCATTTACATTTAGTTTTAATTTCATTTGTATTAGGACACTTACCAGCCATACGCGTATTCGAATTAGGTTGACCTATACCAGACCAGCCAGCGTATTTCTTAGCTTTATATTCTGCGTAAGTTTCAGTTCCGTCCCAACCTTTAGTCATTAACTAATTTTTTTTCTTGAACCTTTAAGCGTTTTAAATATTCGCTTTCCATAGAATCACAATTTTCCATACGGGTACGGTAATAACAAACTACGGAAATCCTTTCGCCGTCCTCACTATTTTTAATTAGCTCAGTGTTGCCGTGCCATTGATGAGCGTCAAAGATTAACAAGTCTTTATGTTCCATTTTAAAAGCAATACGATATTCAGGCAAAACTAAATAACCACCAGCCATATCGCCCTTTTTAATACAAGCAAGAGTAGAGATTCCCTCGTCTAAATCGCCTTTGTCAGTATGAACGCCAGTAGGATAAGAATTATTTACAGTTACCGTAGTAAATGGCGTATTAGGAATTACCCAGTCTTGATGAGTACGATTAACAAATTCCATTTGTGCGTTGTATCTAGCGGGTGCTACCTTTTTCATTTCGTCGCCAATAAAAACAAATAGCGGAAAGAGTTTCTTATACTTGTCCATTTCACGACCACTAAAAGCAGTAAGCCTACAATATTGCTTTGCACCCATAGCGTCGAAGCTTCCAACAATAGCGCTAGAAATAGTCTTAGCAGAAGCAGAGCGCATACCAGCTTGCTTTTGTAAACGTGGCGTACCAGAAGCCAGACCTCTATTGTTAGTTTGATAACCTTTTAGCTCGTGCAAAGTATCATACGTTTCGTCAACTATTTCGTCGGGTATTACACCCTTTTGAAAGACCGCCATTACTTGACCGTCAAGACCGCGTACGGTTGTATCTTTATGAATCAACAAGTTATAATCCTCGTCAGTAAGTATCTTACCCTTTTTCTGCTCAAGCTCTTCAGCAGAAATTTTTTTTCTTAACCTTATGTCAATCAACCAGAACCTCCAATGTCTAGCCAGCCAGCTTTATCTAAAGCTTTGTCAAAATTATCTGCTTTCCAATGCAAAACAATTTCGTCAACAATTTCTCTATATTCCTCTTGAGAATATTTACTTATATCTATTTGTTTAATTAATTCAATTAGTGCGTTCATAATCCAATTTTACTAAAATTTTCAGCAATTTCCACAAAGATTTTATTACGGTGTTTACCAGTACAATCTAGCCGATAGGCTTGATATTGTTTAGCAAGCTTTTGATGTTTAGTAATTCGAGATTTTACCCAGTCGTAATTTTGTATTTCTAAATTATTTTCTTTAGCCCTAGCTTCAGCTCGTTCATTACGCACTATTTCGTCAAGTTCCAAGCTTAACAAATTTAATTCGCCATAACTTTTAGCAATATCAAAAAATTTACCATTAGCTAACCTATCGCCCTCACCAACTACACAATTAAAAACTTTTAGACTATCCCAAGCAGAATACAAACCGTTCATAAATTTAAGAGCAGTAAAAGAAAGAGTGTCAGTACCAGAAAAAACATCGCGTTTCCTACCTAAATAAATATTTAAGTTTTTACCAGAGCGATAAACAGTGTATCGAATTGGTTTTTTAAATTCCTCAACAACTTCCCAACCGTTCATTATTTTTTCCATTTGAGTAGTTTTCCCGCAAGCTGGAGCGCCAATTATATAAAACGTATTTAACATAATGAGTTCAACCACCTACTAATTAAGGACGGAGCTAGACCGTAGCCAACTCTATGCAAGCCACCTATCGAAGTAAAATTTTCTTTTACATTAGGTACAATAATATCCTTACTTATTGTTTGTGTCCTTATGCCCATAGAAAGAACCCAGTCGTCAACAATAGACACTAAACCAAGTTCCTCCGCCAAATGCAACATATCATAAATTTGTAATTTACATTTTTCTTTATCTTTACTTATGCTAGAACCAAGCCGTATTGCTCCGTCAGTTTTAACAATTTGTATTGAGTGATAAGGACGGACGTGATGAACACGGTATGGAGCGTTTAACATTTCAGCAGACTTGCTTACAAGCGTAGCTCCCCAGAACTTGTTTAAATTTCTACTTAATGATATACCGCGAGCGTCAAGAACGGCGTCATAGCCAAACCTTTTAACTTGGTCAATGTGTTGAATATCAGAAAGATAATCGGGAGCTTCTAAAACACTTAAAGGATTAACAAGCCACCACGAATCTTGTTCAACAACTTTATCATTACGCCAATTACTTACCCAAGCAGAACGAGTTACAGTAGCGCCAAATTCCTCATACCAAGCCCAGCTTTCCTCAATGTTTGCCCTTTGGTCTTTTGTAAACCAAGTAGGACGTATTGTTGCAAGAGCAGAACGAGAAGCAACATCTCTATTGGTAGAGTGTATCTTAGCTTCGTATCCATTTTTAATTGCTATCTTTTTAGCCATAGAACCAGCTATTCCATTTCCAATTATTCCAATTCGCATAATATCCTTTCAACTTCTTTTTTAATTTGAACAACAGAAAGCGCATACTCTTTCGTAAAGTGCGGGTCAGCAATATTGTAATTAGCAAGCCTACGAGCTTTGTTAGTTAAAAACTTTTTATTTAACTTAGCTACTTGACCACTACCCATACAATAAATTACGTCAGCCCACTCAACTAAGAGGAAGTCAACCTGTTTACTTTTGTGTTCAAAATATTTTCCGTAAGCGTTCATAATTCTTTTAGTAGCGGGCAGACCTTTTAATGCGCCCTTACCTAGCCCAGCAGAATCAACATTTGTATAACCTTTGTCTTTAAACATTTGTTCAGCAACCGCAGAACGATTAATATTACCCGAACATACTACCAAGATGTTTGGCTTCAATTTTCCCCCTATCTAAAACAAATTGTAAACGTTTTTTATATTCGTCAACGCCGTGTTTTTCCATTACCTTTTTATTTGTGTAATTAAAACCAAGTTGTAAAGCTTCGTTCCATTTAGCCATACGAGGTAATTGAAGCTTCATTGATTCATAATTTACAAACGGATTTTTTTTAGTTAAGAAAGATTTAACAAAGTGTTCACACCATAACAAAGCAGAAGCATATTCTTTTAAATCGTCAGTACCAAAGAAATGGCGGAACTCTATTGTGCCGTTGCTATACATACTTTTTAAATTAATACCAGCACGCCGACTAATACGACCAACGCCAAGAGCATTTCTTATTTGAGAGTGATTACGCGCAGTCGCTATCAACCCTTTCGCATTTTTACTTAATTTAGTTTGATGAGATTTCCTTACGTGTTTTAACCTTTCTTGCATTAGTTCAGAAGTAGGAACGGGCAACGGGTCAATAATACGGTACACTAAATCCTCATAAGCATTAACAAAAAATTGAAAGTCTTTAATTACGCGCCAATCGTGAATC